AACGCCCTCGCCAGCCAAATCTAATGCATCGCTTATTGTATTGACAGTCCCTCTGATTCCGTCAGCAAGGCCTTCACCTATAAATGGTATTCCCTCTACAAAGCTTGCAAATTTTTCACCGACCCATTGTATGGCTCCGCCAATTCCTTTTATAATATAAGAAATTATTTTTGCAACCAATTTAATTATTGACTTAACCATCCAAGCCCATAGGCTTATCCATCCAGTTACAATCTTTAATACAATCTTTAGAATCACTCTAGCTAGAGAGACAAGGCCTTCCTTGATTCTCTTCCAAGCATTATCTGTATCACCCTTGAATAGGGCAATAACTCCTTGAACAATCTTCACAATACCTTTTATAAGGTTTACAACTTGAGTCATTACAAACTTAATGGCAGGTACAATGTATTTCTTAACGAAATCACTAATTGTTTTAGCCATATTCATTATGAATTCAGATATTTTCTGGAATCCACCCTTGACACCACCGCCGTTTCCAGCCATGCTTACGAGAGTAAATATTGCATCTTTAATTGGCTTGATTACTGCAGTAACAGCTGACTTTATATATCCCCAAGCTTTGGAGAAATTTTCTCCAACTTTACTCATGGTGTTTCCACCGCTCTTGAATATATCAATCAAAATTTTAACTGCTGCAACTATACCGATAATGATTGCAGTGATGCCAAGCCCAAGGAAGGCCATCTTAAATACTTTCATTATCCCAATAGTGCCCTTTAATCCACCAGCAAAGCCAGAAACGCCTGCCGTGAGTTTTTTAAATACTCCAGCACCAGCAGGTAGTTGATTTATGGCATTCTTAGTTCCAGATACACCGCCAGATATTGCATTGAAACCAGTAACTTTTTTAACAACCCCAAGTCCGCCCCTACCAGCATTGGCTATACGACCATCTGAAAAATCTGTTGCAAATTGTCTTGCTCTTGGAACAACTCTGGCTTTTAATTTGTCAATTTGTTTATCATTAAAAGCACCAAGCTTATTAGCTGCATCTTTAGCACTTCTACCAAATAGTCTAAAACCAGAGGCAGCCTTATCAGAACCTACTGCAACGGCCTTAGCAGTTGCATTCATACTTCTTGTGGAGGCTGTTTCTAAAGCAGCCATTGAAGATATAGCAGCTTTATTGGCTTTTTGGAGAGCTTCAGTGCCAAGGCCTTTTGCAGCAGCAGCGCCTGATCCAATTAGTTCACCTGTTTTAGAAGCCCCAGAAGAAATTAATTCACCAGCAGCTAAAGCCTTTCTTTTCGCAGAACCAGCAAATAATCCAAGTCTCTTTTTGGCTAAACCACCGCTACGCCTAGCCTTATCGCCTAATCTGTCGCCAGTATATTTAGTTTGAAGAAATCTTTGATTTATTTCATCTTCAAATGGAAGAGCATTCTCTATAGCTGGTCTTAAAGACATGGGCGTTACATTAGCAACCGGACCCTTTCTTAGAACGTTCCTAAAAAATCTTCTTGATTTAGTAGAAGTCTTGGCTTTTTCCATAGCTACTGCATTTTGTGCGAATGCAGCACCACTACCCGCAGGAGCACCCGGTATATCGCCTTCTGCTGCTTTAAATAATTGACTTACATAAGATCCACTCTTTGGATTGAACGGGGTGGGAGCTGATCTTGGAATAGCAGTGGCTGCTGCAGTCTCTATTGCTGCAGTCTCTTTCTTCAAAGTTTCAGCGGCAACTCTTTTTGCTGCTCTCAATTCCCTTTGAGCTTCTGCTGCTGCGGCTTGCTCTGCGGCTTTTGCTGCTGCAGCGGTTTCTTGTGCAGTAACGGCAGCAGCAGTTGTCGCTTGAGTAGTTACTGCTTTTGCTGCAGCAGATGCTTCTTGTGCCTTCTTTGCAGCAGCAGCCTTTGCTGCCTTTTTAGCTTTTCTTGGCATATTTGAATAGTCAGGTGTAGCGGCAGGAACTGCTGGCATCGGGAAAGGCCCCGGCCCCATGGGGATTGCGGTTGATGGAATTTCAGGAACAGGCCCCATTGGAATTGCTTGTGTAATTCTGGGCGTTAACCTATTCGCCTCAAATGCATTTGCAAACTCCCTTTCAGGGAATGCCTGAAAAGCAGGAGTCGCTGCCCATTTTGTAGCCTTAACAGTCTGGCCAGCAGCAGGAAGAGCTAATTGTGGAGGCATCATGGCTCTTTCAACATCGGCGGCTATGCCTGCAGCAACACCGCCAGTCGCTGGAAAGTATCCACCAGCGGGGCCTGCCAGAGTCGCTGTGTATCTTGGCATCATTCTTCCGCCGGGGCCGCGAACAGGTAGGTGTTTTGAAGCTACGCTTGTTTGACCAGCAGCAGGTAATGCCGCCAGAGGTTGAGGATTAGCAATCGTAGCTTCAATTATTTTACGATTCATACTTATTTTAGGATTCATAGCACTAGGGCTGCGCATATATCCAAATTCATTTGCAAAACTGGATGCACCAGCGGCAGGCAAAGCGCCCATAGCCATTGGGCCAGCACCAAGAGCGGGAGTAGCCATCATTGCTGCGAAAGATTGAGCCATTGCGGCTGGCATAGCTGCACTAGCGGCTACAAGGCTAGCCGCAGCAGTATTTAATTCCACTCCTGCAGCAGACAAAAGGCCAGCAGCCCCCTCAATAGAGGCAGCCATGCCCGTTACAGTTGCTGCTTCTGCTTCAAGAGCAGCAATAAATCCAGCAGCAGATTCTTCAAGAGCAGCAACTAGTCCAAAAACCGATTGTTCAGCGACAGTAGTTGCCGCTGTTGTTAATTGGGTAGTATTAGTTGCAAAAATTGCATTTGCCTCTTGAAGAGCAGCGTCAAATCCAAGATTTAAACTGCTAAAAGTAGCCTCTGTGCGAGCAAGATTGGCTTGTTCTCTGGCTATCCTTCTCTGAGCCGATCCTGCAATCCATCTTTCAGAATCCACCTGTTGAGCAGCAATGGCTGTAGATGCCTGCGTGGCTCCTGCAGTAACTGCTGTAGCAGCAGTGGTTGTAGCAGCATTCATCGAAGCAACAGCGGCAGTTGAAGATGATATTACTCCAGCGGTTGCAGCGCCTGCAGTGGTGGAAGCAGCAGCCGCTGCGGTAGTTGTTGATGCAGCAGCACCAGCAGCCGCGGATGTTGCGCTAGAGGCTGCTGCTGTTGCAGCAGCGGTTGTAGTGGTTGCAGCGGTTGTTGCTGCAGTAGTAGTAGCTGTAGCGGCCGTATTGGCTGCTTGTGTTGTAGCACTAGCTGCTTGAGTCGCAGCATTGGTTAGAGTATTTGGGGGCACTACAGGGGGAGGTAGTTGATTAGGAGGGAAATTTCCAAGAGATCTTAATTGAGCAGCCCCACCTAATCTAGCCGTCTGAGCTGGACTATTTATTGCAGCCAATCTAGCAACAACATCATCACCCGCAGTCCTAGTTGTTTTTAATGCACCAGTTAAGACACCAAATTTTCTAGCTAAAGCCCCTATTGGGCCATTCATATTTGCAAGTTTTGCTATAAATAGAGAACTTCTAGACGCAGCAGTTTCAAAACTATCGCCAACAAGAATTACTGGTTTTTTTAATCTTAATAAAGCATCGCCAGCGGCAAAGCTTTCTACTGTTAGGTTAGCAAGACCGGGAAGAAGTTTTAAAGCAACATTAGAGATTGTAGCTAGAAGCAGTCTAGCCTGACCGAAAGCAAAAACAAGTGGGCCAGCTAGTGCAACGATGCCAGCAAACCCAGCGATTATTTTCTTAGTAGTAGGATCTAATTCTCTAAATTTTTCTGCTAGAGATTTGACAGTATTGGCTATTGTTTCAATAGTTGGCTTGAAAGACTCTATGAAATCAGCAGCAAAAATCTTAAAGTTAGTTCTTATTTGTTCAATAAATACTTTAACTGAATCTAGTGCCGTTTTAAGTTCAGAAGTTGCTCTATTCTGAGCTTCACCAACGCCGCCTAGTTCAACAACTAATGCACGACCAGCTTGCGAAGTTACTTGAGCTAAAATATCTTTGCCTTCCTTGGCTTGCTGGTCAATATAATCGCCAACTACTTTTCTAGCTTTCTTTGCTGCGTCTATATCTCTTCTACTAACTACTATCGTAGCTTCTTTGCCGAATTCATCAAGAATTTTAACTTGATCACCAATTTCAGCATTTGCCATTCTGACAACAGCGCCTATATCGCTAAAAGATCTGATGGCTTTAAGAGCACTGTCCCCAATCTGAAGCTGTTTACTGGCCATGCCAATTATTTTCTGTTCAGTAGTTCCACTACGAATCATCGCTTGATTAAATATATTAAGATCAGCGATTGCCCTTTGCATTCTAGGCCCTTGACGAACACCAAATACTTCATCAAAAAATTCTAGAGCACCCTCTCTGCCATAGTTTGTAGATGCTTGTAAATGATCATATCCTTTAGTCAATGCGTCTATTGCAGTTAAACCGATGTGAGTGGATTGTTTAAAGTCAAACCCTGTTACTTGACTTAATTGACCAATAAGCTCAGTGCTCTTTATAGTAGGATCATTTAATCTCTGAAGAGATACTTTAATTGCATTTGCTGCTGCACCAATATCGAAACCAGCGGCCTTCATCGGCGCTAATAGAGCGGCAGATTCAGTCATTGTAAGACCGAATGTGGTGGCAGATGCCGCTACTTCAGGGAATGCAGAAGCGAGATCTCTTAGAGAGAGAGCTGTTGCGTTTTCAACAGCATTAAACATGTATAGTTGCCCTCTAGCAACATTTACTGCTTTTGTTTCTATTTCTAAAGCATCAGTTACTCTATTATGAGCTAATTCATTTTCTTGTATTAATAAGCTAGCTTGAGCATACATTGATGTAAGCAAATCTTTTGAAGGCCCAATATCCATAGACCCCAATTTTTCTGCTTGAGCCGCTAGCTCAGTTAATGCAACAATATTGTCTTCGGCAATAAAACCAAATTCAGCAAAATCACCGGCAATACTTATAATTAATTCTCTAGCATCACCATATCTTAAAGATATATCAATAAGAGCTTGATCTACTTTTTTATAAGTTTTAACCATCTCTTCTGCTTGCTGAATAGCAGCTTGAGATGCCTCTCCGGCAGACGTTCCCATTTTTTGGAACGCATTATCCATACTGGATGCCATACCCTCAATTAATTTATTTAGTCTAATTAATTCAGAGTCTACTTTTTCAAAAGTAGCAAGACCTGTTTTACCAAATGCTAAAATAGGCGTTGTAAGACCGATAATCATTGATCTACCAGTGAATTGAGCATCTTTACCAAGACGCTTCATTTCAACAGTCATTGATTTCAAATCATCAGCAAAAGCTCTTGCTTTAATTCCTTTTAAAGCCTTTGCATATGATTCTAATTGAGGTAGATTCTTTGCTTGCTGGACTGTAGCCGATGCTAGACCAGTTCTATATTCATTTATATCACGCTTTACTCTTCTATATTCATTACCTAGAACAGATTGATTTGCTACAAGTTGTCCTAAATTTTTTGCGTGATTTTGAACGCCTTTATCGGTTCTACCCAGAGCCGTACTTAACGCACTCTGGGTAGCATCGAAATCTTTGGCAATCTTTACATTGCCTTTAACAGCGGCATTTAAATTTAACATTGCGCTGCTTAGCGCAGTTAAATTATTAATGCCTCCAACCTGAATGTCAATCGTATACTTGTCTATTGTCATACTGCCATCCAGTAACAATTATGTCATTCTTTAATAAATAAAGCAATAATTACCCTTCATAACCTATACCTATAGGTAATGAATGATAGTTATAAGCGTCTATGACATGTTTTTCTTCTGGTATAGGATCATACCAATCATCATAAAAATCAACTTCAGCACCGGCTGCCAAAGCTGATACTTTAATTTGTTTTGTAAATTCATTATTGTATGCACCATATAATATGAAAAGCTCTGCTAGAGTTAAAGATTCTTCTAACTCTAGCAGACTTTTCCAAGCCCCTGCATACATAAATAATTCAGCTTCATATTTTAGTAATGGTAAATCATCCCAAACTATTGTTTCGGTTTCACCATCACTACTTACTAGTTTGGGTCGTTACCCATGGCAGCAGCCATTAATGCGCTATAAGTTTTTAGATCAAGAATATCCTCAAGCTTTTCTTTATCTGAAGCCAATTGAGGATCTGTTGCTCCAATAACAATTGATGCAGACTCAATCATATTGTCGATATCCTCATCAGTCATTGAGCCTTCATCAGTGCGCATATTATTTGCTATCTTCATGAACTTACGAAGCTGACGGATTGTCAGAGGACGAATCTTTCTGACCGTACCATCAGCGAAAGTAATTTCAGTGCCAGCATGTAAATCTTTGTTATTCAATTTATAACCATCCTTGTATAAACGGCAAAAGCCTCAGATGTATTATAGCACATCTGAGGCTCCTGACCGAATTATTTAGAAGAAATCAGACTTCATCAATAATCTTGCCATATTCATAGCCGGTATCGGCTGCAACTGGCAGGATTCTAAAGCCGACCGCGAAGGTCGAAGCCTCTGCTCTCTTGAAGCTTAGGCTTGAAGATTCCATCGAAATGGCTCGCTTGGTGTTGAACTTACGAGTCTTAGTGGTAGTAGCGGTAGTGCCGGGGGCAGTGCCGACCACTTGAATCATCTTCTCAAATGGATATACCGATTGCACACCAAAAAGGAAAGTCTTGGTGTTTGCGAAACCGGGTTCATTGTTAGCAACAACGTCAGTACCGGGGTCAGTATTGTCAAAGTTCCAAGCAAGAGCAAGGTTCTTAAGGCTTGCTTCTGCCATTGTGGTCTTCAACATCACTTTAACCTTTGACTGAATCACCATTGCTGCATCGCCAAACTGATCGACTTCAATGTCAACCATATCTGGCTCCCAAGAGATTTCTACACCACCCTGAGTTCCGCCGACAGACTTCAGGTTTGCTGAGTTAAACTCAGTTACGTTTGCGGTAAGGTTAGAGTTTGCGATTCTAATTTCGGCCTCACCGACTACAATACTTGCTACAGTTACGTTAGCTGCACCGGGCATTTTGTATCCTCCTATTCACAGACAAAAATTCTTTTGCCTCTTTTATCTCGCCATTTGGCAATTTTTTTTACGTGATCGGGCCTAACTTCATCGCTTCGGTTACCGATCCCTAGACCTTTGTTCCATTCAAACTCATAAACCCTAGAATCAACTCTGGCTATGAAACCTGAATTTTTGCCTACATATGTAATTGTAACATAATTCATATTATATATAATAGCAGATTTATTTCTTAACGTGCAGGATACAGAACTCTATTCTCATCTTATACCAACCATCTCTTTCCTCTGGTGGTTCAACAGATGTTCCTTCTATAATTGAAGAAAGAATTCTAACATCAGTTCCATCTATCCCACCCGGTTGAGCGACTTCATCGCCCCTTCCTAGCAGGTAAAATAGAATTTCCATTAGCTGGAAAGCTCTGTCAATATCAGTGTCATATATTGTATAAAGAATGTAATCTTTTCTCATCCAATAAGCTTCAACATTTGGAATGGATGGTAAAAAGTCATAGACAATAAAAGGGCCATTTGTATCTCCATAGCCAATAGTTGGATATATTTTGATACTGCGTCCCAACAATGATGTAATCATCGAATGATTAGAAATATACGAATTAACATCATAAACGCTTATAGTTGTCATTTTTTTATATGCCTCTGTTTACTCTTGAATTTCTTGAAGTTATTGTTCTAAAGTTTCTATTTAAATTTTCAGAAATTGTATCAAAAGCCATTTTTTTAATTGGAATTTGTTTAACTCCACTTTTTTTACTGAAGTAATACTTGCCAATTGAAGGAATATTCACATGACTAAAAAAATTAGTATCTGAGCTAGCCCCCCATCTCTGAAATTTCATCACCTTTGTTTCCTCAGATCTTGGTGATGTATATGATCTCCTACCCTGATACCCCATTTCAGATTGAAAAAATATTTTTGATCCTATAAATGGATTGTGTCCAGAACTAGAATTTATTGATGAACTTTCTGATGTTACTGTTTGCTCTATTACTACTTTAAGACCGAAAGGTCCGTGCTTTCTTACAGTCACTTGAAAATATTTACCAGCAGATCCTCTTTTAATCATATTTGCTTGAATTTGATCTTTAGATAAAAGGGCTGCTCTTGTTATAACTGATTCTATTCTTTCAGGCATATGGTCAAACATTTCTGCTAATTCATAAAATGAATCTATAGCACTTTTACCGCCAGCCCCTTTTGTGCCTGAGTTTATTGATGTTGTTATTTTAATCGCCATTTTCTATTACCTTTCTAATTACTAATACAACATGATGAATCTTGCCATTATATTGCATAGCCTTTTGAATAGATAATATATCAAAATATGAACTATCTATAATATTCCCAAATCTATCTTTTATATTTTTAACTCTAAAATTATAATTTATTATGCTTAAATAATCTTTTGGAACAAAAATATTTAATTCTTCAAAGTTTGCAATATATGGACTATTCATATTTTCACCAAAATCCCATTGAGCATGGGCTGGAATGGTATCTTTATATACAAAAGAATGTTTTCTCTGACCGGCAGCACTAACTGTCTCTTCTTTTGAGAAGAGTTCTATTGTATGATGAAATTTAGAGAAAGTTCCATATGCCATTAAATTATATAATCCATCACAAATAATGTGTAATCCATTAAAAGAACATCAGCATCAATATTGCCAGTAGTCTCATAGAAATTACCTTTGAACTTAAAGGTGGTAAATCTATCTATATCCACCTCTATGATTCCATGCCTTCTAAATTCAGAGTCATCATTCATAAAATCAGCTACAAGAAGACCTGCGGCTTGCTCAACAGAGCTAGGAACATATCTCCAACCGAAGTCTCCTTCTATTTTGAATGTGCTCTTGGAAGAAAATTTATTATTTACACCAGTAGATTCGCCAGTAAATGCAGATGAATATTCAGAAGAAGATGATTTATATCTTATATAATAAGAAGCCTCAAAATTACCTGATTGTCTTGGCTTCTCTATCTTATTTATAGAAGAATTTGAAGAGTCATGTATAACTTCTTGCCCAGACATATCTGGATTTACAGTAACCTTTGTTAGAGTAGATATTGGTAATGGGAGATGTAAAATATCATGATTGTTTCCATCTACATATATTGTTTTTGCTGGGAAGAAATCAAAAGATTGACCACAATATGTATTAATAATATTTCTAGCTTTTAATTCAAATTTATCAAAAACGTCTTCAAATTTATTTATGTATTCTGGATATGATTCAAAGAAGGTATCAGAATCTATATATGGGGCATATACGCTAAAGACCTGATACTGATTATATTCAGTACCCGACTTTGAATAAGTAAATTTTGCTTTATATATTCCAGAAGAATTTAAAACATATATACCAGAGGCGGCTTGGCCAAATGTTATTTGATACACCCCTGTCGATACTCTTGTTGCTGCCGTATTAGAAACAATAACATCATTTCCAAGATCATGAATAAGCGTAACAAGCACCTGATTTGAATCTGGATCAGATGGTATTGTTAGCGTCAATGTCTTGGAAGTATTTATTTTAACGTTGTCCATTTTTCACCTAGCAGTCACATTCTTCGCAACCGCAATCACAATGTTCAACGCACTCGCAGCCGCAATCACAAGTTTTATTTCTCATAAAACCCTCCTAAATCTTTGATGTAGTTCATCTATATAGATTATACAATACAAGGGTTTTGATGGATAGAACTAGTTAACTGCAATAGCCGTAATAGTCTCAGCAAATTTTTTATAAGCCGCCGCAGTCACTGGGCCATACACGCCGTCTGCTGTTATCTTTAATGCAGTTTGCATCTTCTTAACAGCATATTCAGTTTGAACACCAAACCATCCATCACACTTGCTCGTATACCAGCCCCAGAATGTGCATATCTGCTGTAGCTTTAAAACTTCTTTATTTGCTGTAATGGGCGATGTAAGTCTTAATGTTGGAACTGGGACCACAACAACAGGCTTAGCTGGCTTGGGTGGTTGAGGAACTGGCGCTGTGCTCTGGAATACTTTGAGAGGTTCATGTATTGTTGAATTATATGATCTTCTTGAATGAGGTATTTCATATGGCTGTATATGCCAAGGTTCTCCATTTATATTTCCAAAATGAATAAGCCCAAATTTTCCTACATTCTGATGTACAAAAGAGAGATCCCCAACCATATCAACAGCTAAGCAATGACCAGCCTTTGTGGTGCTTTCATGATAAGAAAGACCGGGAGGTGCTGCTGGCGCTACATTAGGTTTCTTCTCCCAATAATCAACTAATTTACCATTTAATGTATATGGCCAATATGTATCACCTGTTAGATCGCCATCGTCTTCAGGGGTATACCTTGATAGAAATAGATTTAATTGACTACTAGAGGATCTCCAAGATCCGCCAATACCGACCTGCTTCCCAGCATCAATTGATGCGTCCATGAGAAGCTTCAACCTTCTTCTAAATTCTGGATCTATTCTGACCCAAGGATTCCAAACATTTAAAGCGGCCTCTGTTAGAGTTGAGCCATTGTAGCCCGCCATATACATTCTTGACATAAAATCTCCATTAATTATTTAGAGGTTGTTTTTGTTTCAACCTTCTTATCGCTCTCTAGATTTACAATATAACATCTTAAAATTGCATTATCAAGAGTTAATTTTTTTATTTGATCCAAAAGATCATTTATTAGAATTTCCGGATTGACATTGATATCTGACATATTCAAATTATACACCATTCAAAGAATAAAGTCTTTTTACATATAAGATGGTGAAATAAATGAATTATAGACAACAGAATCCATTTTAGTTTTCAATTTATAATTTGGGGTCATTGAAGATGAAAATAAAAATTTTTCATTGTATGGATCTATATTCATAGATATCCCCCAATAACCATAAGTTACTGGAGCGCCCGTTTGTTGATTGAACAATAGTAGTAGACTCATGATTATCTTCTTCGTGGTGTCAGTTTATCATTCATTAACCAATTATATACTAATGGATTTGGCTCTCTACTTGCCGATAATGTAGCGCCTGTCAGTGTTGTAAACCCAGTAGCTAAATAGGATGGCAAAAGATCTGAGTGGAATCTATAATATAGATTTCCATTCATCGGGGTATAAAAAAATCTTGTAATATCCAAGTTATTTGTCACAGTTTTGCTACCTGTGGATATATAACTAAATCTTGGATTTCCCAGCCAAAAATATTTAGTCCATCTTTCATATATTAGATCAGCCTCTGCCTGACTTATGGCTGTTCGTGTATTGAGGGGGAATATACCACCAGCAGATCCAAGATCTAATCCGACCTGCCTTTGATGTAAAAATGAAGTTTGACCTATAAGCCCATTAAATGCCAAAGAACCACCGCCGCCATTCCCTATAGTTAAAGCAGAGGCAGTTACGGAAGCAGCATTTGTAGTTATTGATACTGTCATTTCCAGAGGGGCAGTAGATTCATTTCCAAGCCAAGCTCTAACAACATCCCTGCTGTTCGTATTATCTCTTAATACAAAAATAGACAAAAACCACCATCTATCTACTGTGATATTTTCAACTCCAGTCAAAATATAAAGACCGCCAGCTGCATTTTGATATCTTAATCTAGTTGTTGTTGTATCTATTGATACACCATTGCCAGTAGCTAAGTTTGTATCATTAAAATGCCATAGATATCTACCGGCTGTTAAAGATGTTGGATAAAACCAAATATTAACTAAATTACCAGAATCTGGATTAAAAATATTTGCTTGAGTTGTGAGCAGGTTTATTGTATCATTATTAGCTGCTCCAAACAGATATGGCATTAGTTCTTTTCCACATAAACATTCAACAATAAACTTGTAACTCCAGAATTAGAATATACAGCATTGTTGCTTCTTGTTATTAAGGCAGCATATAATGTATTACCACCAGAGCAAATATATGGTACAGCTAAGTTAAATGATTGAGCTATCCTGTTGTTTCCGATATCTGTTGCGCCTGCAAGAGGTACTAAAGCAATAATTTTGTTTGCGTCTGAGTCTGATATAGAAAAGGCAGCATTATCTGCTGCTAAAGTTACGCTGGAATCAAAAAGAACAACATCCATTGCTCCAATAACATCCGATGAATCAATCAATGTAATACCAACGACAGTTCCACCACCATTAGATAATCTAGCAGCATTAGGTAATGTAAATATTGTTCCAGTTTGATCTCCTATTGCATAGGTTGTTGTTGCAGTTGTTAATCCTGCAGATGTATTACTTAATTTAACTAAATCTGCTCTTCTTAAAGTATTTAAATCGCCATAACTACCAACAGATAAAGCAGCATAATCACCATCTGTATTACTGCCAGTAAAGTGATTACGCACTCCAAGCATCATCACGCCAACATCCCCGTCAACGTGAGCTGTATCTTCAGCCTTGCCTAGATTTGTCGCCCCTGTACCGGGGACTACTCTGCTTACATCAACTTCAAGACCATAAGTTCCATCAACTGGCGCTACGTTGGCCGCTGTTGTTGGATCTCCGATTACTATGACCTGTCTATGTTCATCAGAACCTGTTCCTACAGTTCTAGTATCTACCTTTGTTCCAGAACCCGCTGTTATTTGAATATCCGAATCTGCCATTTTCCCTCTTTATATCAGTTATAGATCAATTCTACCACTAAGTTTGATCCAGCAGTTGAAGATCCTATTGATACTATATTTACAGTAAAATAATCTCCCGCAGAAAAAGATGTTACTGCTGGAATCGAACTAGTATCTACATAGTTACCTGCTGTTATTATTGGTCTATTTGTTCCACCAGTAAATATTGTAGTTCCATTTTTTAATATATCTACTTCAACCGATGAGCCTGCTGGAGATATTCCAACTGAAGCAATTACATTTTTTATTGTTCCAGATTTATGCATATAGAATCTGGCCGATCCAGTTGAAACCGATAAGGTTCCGGGATATGTGAATGTAGAAACTAAATTAAATGCTAAATCTGTTTTAATAATAACATTGCTATTATCTTTGTGGAAAAGAGAACTATCGTTATAATTAATTGCTAATTCACCATACTCTAGAGTTGATGGCACATTTCCACTTATATTAGAATTTTTTATTTTAATAGTATTAGCCATGAAAGCTCCTTAATTCTAGAAACTTCCTCCATCAACCGTTACGAGATCAAGAGTTATAGAACTTATACTACCACCAGTTATTGAAACGCTGTTTGCATTCTGTGTAGCAATTGTTCCAAGGCCTAAGTTTGTTCTAGCCCCAGATTGGGTAGTAGCGCCAGTACCGCCATAGAGAACGGCAACAGCGGTGCCTTGCCATACACCTGTGCCGATAGTGCCCACACTCGTCAGCGAAGAGTTGACAACACCAGACCCAAGAGTTGTATTTGAAAGAACAGATGTATTATTTATCTTAAATACTTTGCCAGATACAATATCTAGATCTTCAGAAAGAGTCCAAGCTTTTGTAGTATTCGACCAACTAATTGTTTTGTCGGTAGTGCCTTGAAGTGTGATACCGCCTCCGTCAGCAGTAGTATCTGTTGGAGTAGCTACGTTACCGATAATGATATTTTTATCATCAACATTTAATGTTGTTGAGTTAACTGTTGTAGTCGTACCATTAACAGTTAAGTTACCAGTTATAGTTAAGTTATTACTTACTAATAAATCATTATTAATTGTAACATTAGAAGGCAAACTTAATGTTACTGCACCTGTTGCTGCGGTGGTTCCACCATTAACAAGAACCTCATTGGCAGTACCAGCAACAGATGACACGCCAGATGTTGCAGCAGACACAGCAGCAGTAACGAACGCTGTAGTCGCTACTGCTGTTGTATTTGAGCCGGGGGTTTGTGTAGTAGCAGTTGCCAAGCTACCCAGAGCTACGTTGCCAGTAAATGTTTTATTGCCAGATAGTGTTTGAGCACTTGTTAATGTAACAAAAGATCCTTCACCACCAATTCCTATTATAGTAGTAGCATCACCATTGCCATCAGTACCCAGACCGTAGTAAAGAACTTTATCAACTTCATTAAATGCAAGTTCAGCATTTTTTAGGCTAGAGGGAGCGCCTGTGGCCCCTGTTGCCCTTCTTTTAATTCTTAGCGTATTAGCCATTTAAAAATTTCCTCCATTTAATACTAAATTAATCACTGGATGCACATGATCTGATCTAGAGGCTAGAACAGATACACCAGCATCCCCGACTTCAGCCAATTCCATTGGTATAGAATTAGATAAATTTGTTGAAGTTGGAAGTGAAATAGTTGCTGCAGATGTATTTAGTATTGTTACATCTGAAGATGTAACTGTTACTGCTGTTACATCTGAATCACTCAATGTTAAATTAGTTGATTCACTGTAAACAGGGGATTGAACTTGTACGATAGTGATATCACCCGGCACGCGTAACCTCCCCCTCCACCTCCGCTCTTCCGCTTAGCAATGTTGTTACAACAATACCATTTGTTTCCTGAATATCATAATAATAAACTCCACTTTGAATATTTGAAGTTGTATTAGAAGATAAAGAAAAATTGAAAGTTCCATTAGCTGCATTTGTTATAGCAGTAGTGAATGTAGCTATGATCACATTAGAGGTTTTTGTTTTTCTTATTTGGCCTGCATATGTTCTAGAAGTAATATTTATTGCAACATTAGAGTTGTCCTTAACCCTAACCTCATGTACATAAGTATCGCCTTGATAAATTTTTATATTACGTTCAGCAGCCATTGGCACCTCTTTTAGACGTATTCAACTCCTGTCATTACAACAGTTACATTACCAGTATGGTTAATTGATACAAAATATGAGTTACTCAATATTAAAGTAGTATCAATTTGCACAGAAGTGTTCGCAGGAATTGATAAGTTGCTAAGATATAAATTAGTCTCAGCAGGAGAACCTGCTGGTGGAACTATATTTAAATTGATAGTTTTTGTAGTAGAAGTGTTTGCATTACAAACATTTATACTTTTAATAATTGTATAGTTTCCAGAAGTGGTGTTAGCAGTATAAATAGTATTAGCTGTTGCACCATTGCCTTGGCCTATATAAAGAGTTTTAGGAGTTAAAGCTGGCATTTAGTTCACCCACAATAATAATTCTGTATCATATACAGTAGTGTTCATATCCTGAATAGTAGTAGCATCTAAAACGTGATCCACAGTTGCAGCGTTTGCATGAGCTACAGCAGGTGTGCCATCATATCCTCTTGAGCTTACAGTTAAAGTGTTTGCACTTCTAGAGGCTACTAATATTTTTTCTTCATTAATCGTTCCTCTGTCGATTACTATGACAAAAGGGGCTGTTGCCCCTGTGGGAAATGTAGTTCCATTCAATAATGATATTGATGTACCTACGTTTGTAAGAGCTACGTTTATTGTTGTCGATACAACATTACCAAGTATTTCTCTTCTAAGCATATTAATCCAATGAAACCGATAAAGCACCGGAGTTTATTCGTATAGTATCTCCGGCTACTGTAGTTCTAGATGTAGTCAATGTAGACCAAAATAGTAAGTTACCAGCGGTTAATGCATCGTTTATACCGATAGCTACCACTGTAGCCGCTGGCATCGAAGTAAAGTCGATAATAGTGTTATTGGTAGTTGCACCAGCAGCGGCTGCTGCAAATGTAGCTACCTGCCTTGCATAACTACCACCAGTAACCTCTGTCCCCGCCGTAGCGTCTGATGGGGCTACCGTATATAAAGAAATATACACTGCAGCAGGTCTTGTATACGCAGTCGGACCAATCGTGTGATCTATAAGTTTATTTTCTAAATAGTCAGTAGCTGAACCCGGCATTTATTAAATCTCCTTTGAATATTCAATAAGTTCTAGTTGATCAGGCAGTCTAAAGTTTGGGAACTGAAGAAGGTGATCTGCTTCTTCATTTTTTAATAGATGAATTCTTTTATCTTCAGAGAATCTAAATCCAGAAGATGTTACATAGCCAGCACCAGATGCATAATAAACAAACTTATGTCCATCAGGAGCAGAAGCTACTTCTTCATTAGGATTGCGCTCAGAAACGACCTTCTTTGGCTTCGCTGGCGACTTTTTAACAGGCTGATCTGTCTTTTCTTCTTTTGGATTAACATCCGATGATTTAACAATATTGTCTTCCATAACTACAAATTGTATCATAGAAAAAGTTCTATATAAAGCAAAAGCCCCAGCTTTCGCTGGGGCCTCCACTTAATTGGACTACATTATCACAGAGTACGAAGCTTGACGTTCTTTGCAATGACGTAGGAAGCAGCATTTTCAATGTTGCAGCCGACTCTCATGAATTGAGTATACTCAATAGTGTCAGTCTTGGGCTTGAACTGACGGTAGAGAGTGATATCTCTGTGGATACCGATCACCTTGTTATTGGGGAAGGTAAGTTCCACATAACCATGTGAACCAGCAGCGCCAGAGTAGTCGCCCGAAACAGTCTCTGGCATGAGAGGAATCTCAACCAGTGGAATACCGAATGGAGCGAGGCCAGTTGAACCGGGGCCACCATTTGCATACATTGCACCCTGCAGATAAGCAGCGTCACCAGCGGTTGAGGCTGGCGAGGGAGCGCCTGCAGTAGCAGCGGTTGCGCTGTTGGGGTTACCAAGGCTATAGATAGCATCCTGAACCACACCAGAACCTGAGAAGAAACGAAGATCGCTTCTTCTTTGCAGATACTTTGTGGGAAGGTTACGGAGAACACGGTCGAAAGTAGCTCTTGACACGTTATTACCGCCTTCGTCAACAACCACACCCGATGCCTTCGCAAGCTTTACGAAACCATCAAGGGCCTTGAGTAGTGCGTTGCCAGAGGTAGTGTCGCCATTGATGAACAAGTCATCCATGTCGTTAGCAGTCTGACGAGCCATTGCCTGAGCAATGTGATCCTCAAGCGAGTTGCCTTCGATGTTATCCTCTAGCGACTCGGTGCTGAGTGCCCAGTCAAGACGAAGCTTAACTGTGCTAATTGAAACCTTGCTGAAGGTGACAGCAGCGTTAGTGCTGGTGTCGGTTGCCTCAGTAGCCTTAGCCAGCAAACGAGTGCCGACCGAAAGCTTGTCGATTTCCATTTGTGGAGTGCGCATACGAACGACTCTTGCGTTCTGCATAAGCACTGATTGATCAATAACGAAATCAAGGAATCTGTTGGACTGCTCGGGCTTTAATAAACCACCGGAGTCATTGCCAACAACACTCGTTGTAACTTCATTAGCTTTTGAAAGAATTTCTTCTTGTGTTGCCATTTTTTTATATCCTCCTAGTTATGACTTATAGCCTAGAGCACTTATAATACCCTGAGGCAGGTACACATTATTCCAAACTGAAGCTGGATGAGACTTAACGATCTGCTCATTCTCATCATCATCTTCTGGATCGACGCTCTTTTTGATAGCGCCTGATTTGCCAAAAGCCTTTACTTGCTCTTCTTGTTCAGCGAGAGCCTTTTCAGTAGCTTCTAACTTCTCTTGAAGCTCAACGCTGTTGGCTTCAAAACTCTTTGTGAGATTGTCGATCTTTTCTTGCATTGCTACTTCAACTTCTTCTTTAATCGAAGAAGCAAAAGCAGTTAGCTTCTGATCTACAACGGCACCAAGAGCGTCCTTAAGGACTTCGATATCCATTTCATCCTCCTGTGTAGTGATAGACTCTTCAACTATTGAAATGGTTGAAGTATTTTCTTGAACATCTGGAACCAGCCAGTTTATCATTCTCTTAATTAAAGAGAGCTTATTGACCTCTTGCTCGTTCATAGTTTCAACTGTATCATATTGTACATGATTTTGCAATGATTCATCTTGCATTTTAATAAGTTTTATATTTTCATCTGAATCAAACTTTTCAACCTCTGACTTTTCAGTTATGCCAAAAGCCATGTTTAAAAGATTCATAATATCTATTAAATCTGATTCTTCTGTATCATTCTCTTCTTCCGCTGGATCATCCATATCTTCTTCTGGAATTGGAATTTCTACACCGCCAGCAAGCAATGAAGATTTGAGTTGCCAGCCCCACTTCTGATGCTTATCAATTCTATCTGCAATGAAGTTTGCAATACCCTGTTCATTTGATGAACTAGCTATATTGAAAGCGTATTTCAATACATCTACTAAAGTTTTATTCTTCATATACAAATCTAATGATAGATCTTTAGCGTCAGAAGAGGCTGAATCGTCTTCGTATTCTGAGTGATCTTCCATGTCGCCAATAGGCGGGGGAAAGTCATTCAGTTTTCTAATATTCTCTGCAAAAGAATCTATAGAATCATAAACATCTTCATAAATATCTTTGAACAAAGAATGGTACTCAAAGAAATCAGGCCCTTCAACATTCCAATGTGCCCTGTGTGCTGCAAAGTAAAAAACGACAGCATTAGATAGGGTACATTTAAGAACATCATTTAGAGTCGTATATTCAGTATAGTCTTTTCTCATTGATGACTCCTTTTTTGTTTTCTTAACTTTCTTTTTTCTATTCTTTGGATAACCTTGGGCTGGGTATTTTAACCCAGCATCCATGTTTGAAGTAGCTACTTCACCCTCTTTAGAAATATTGAATTCTTCCAATATTTTTGAATAGTCCTCGTTGATAAAATAATTCATATCTTGCATTAAGATATCTTCATCTTCTTCAAGAATTTTATTTGCATCTTTTTCTTTTAACTTGGCATATCTCTCTAGAAGCCTTCTGCCTTTAGCCGCAAGTGCAGCGGCATCCTGAGCATTCTGAGGGACTGGCTCGCCCCAAGCGGCGGCAGACAATGCCAATCTAGTTGGTCTACCCTTTTCATCTTTCATAGGCCCAGATGGATTAGTAAAGAATCTTGTTAAGAAAGATCCTTTTCTTCTCATTTTTTCAGGAGTATTGGCTGGGCCTTTAACACCGGGCTTAAGGTTTGCGCCTTCTGTTTGCTTGAAGTGTCTCCTACCAGCGGCAGTAAGGCCTCCTTTTGGATCTTTCAAAGGCTGCTTCGCTGCTTTCAATACTTCTTCTAGAGCATATTCTAGATTGCCAAGTGTATCCATTTTAATAATATCTACTGTAGCAAGAGCATTAGCTGGATTATCTACCAAACTAAGCTCGCCAAGTCTATATTTCTTAATAATGTTAACAGGCTTGCCTCTGAACATACGAGTAGAGTCCATCTTCTTTTCAACAATAGACCCACCAATAGAAAAGGCACGAAGTGTGCCATCTAGAACTTTTTCCCAAGTATCTTGAGCGCCTTTTGAAATATAAGCCTCTACTTTAATAGCATTATATTCTTCGCCATCTTCGCTCTTCACTCTTATTGGCTCATATTTAATAGCTTTGCCAACAGCAATTGGGCTATGCATTTCTCTAATGTTGCCAGCCCAGTTTTCAAAAGCTTCAAGAGAAGCCTCAAAATCTACAACATCACCTGTTTTATCAATATTGTCTGCTGTTGCAATACCAACAACAATTCTTTCTTCTTTTTTTATAAAAGATATTGGAAAATCCAATGTGAAATTATTCATTATACACTCCATAATAATCTAATTGCAATAAAAAAACAAATTATCCTATTGCAAAGACTGACACGGTGATGTTCGCTGTGAGCACTTCCATTTGCGTATAATCACCGGGTATTTTTACATATGCACGCGTAGCTTGATTAGGCGTATGAGGAATATTTATACTATAAATATTATTTAATTTAATCGTAGCATCTAATGTTACATCAGTATTTAAAATATAAACACATGATGTATGATGATTAAAATTAATCACACCATTTAAACTAGTTATAGCAGTATTTGAATATACTAAAGATCCGTTCATTTTTCTCCTTATCCGACTGCAAACACAGAAAGAGTAACGCCTGCAGTAAGAATTTCAAAAGTCGTATAATCGCCGGGTATTTCATTATAAAAATGAGCCTCAACTTGACCATGGCCTATTCTTACAATATATTTTCCATTTAATTTAACATCAGCAAAATCTAGTGATTGACTCATAAAATATATTGAGTCGGTATGATGATTTAAACTCACCACACCATCAGCACTAGTCGCTGCTGGATTTGAATACACTAAAGTGCTTTCGCTCATTGATTGCCTCCATTGTTCTGGCCAGAATCTTGACTCTGGCCTCTTTCAGCTTGATCGCCATTTGCTACATTGTCAGAAGCCCCCGCTGGTGTGTCTACTCTCGCCTTCGGAGGAAATTCTGATTGATTATTAGAATTTCCAAACGGAGCGCCAGCACCTTCTTTCTTAATCTTTGTTGGGAATGGCAAAACATCGTCGCCATCAGTTCTTTCAGGGAATCCTAAATGACTTCTGACTTCATTAGGACTTACGACTTCTGTTCTCAAATATCTATCGTATATTCTTGACTGAATATCTTCATCAACAAGATCAATTCTCTTAAATCTTAAACATAAAAGATCAGTAAATTCTGCAACAATTCTGTTTATTCTTTTTTCTATAATGGCTTGATCTGGGCCAATTACTTGAGTCTTAAATGTCTTATCTGCGTCCCTAGACACAGCTAAATTAGCATTGTCATAAACGCCAACTTTTGGAGCCGGTACTCTGTTTGCTACTAGAATTTCATCCCTATTTGATTTTCTGTACTTATCAAACGAAGCATCTTGAATCCCAGCTTCTAGTTTTTCAAATTTAATATCAGCGTCAGAACCTATAGAAGCAGGAACTGGTATCACCAGTGTTCCATGGTTTCTTCCCTTAACTTCATTTCTAAAATAATTAATCAACTCTTGTTTTGATTTTGCACTTAACTTAGCGCCTTTAATAATTATTGCGTATCTAGGTATAGCTTTGTTTTCAAAATAATCAATATTATATTCTTTTGCAAACTTATCACCAATAATTGCTGCAGCAGCAGAAACTGCTGGAGATATACCATAGTATGTATTATTTGGTGAATACAGTTTGAAATGTATCATCTCATTAGGATTAGGATCATTATTGATTGGGTCAGGAGTTTCTTTATCCTGAAAGTTCCTAAAGAAAACAGCTTGGATCTTGTTGCTTCTAGCCATTTGAACAAATCCATCACGCTTTCTGCGAACACGAACAAGGACTGAGGGAACATGGCCGATATATCCAATTTCACCAGATACAGTTCTACCTATTTCAAGATATCCGTTTCCTGTGCATAGAACATCTAGCCAAACACGTACCATTGTTTCAATAAAAGTCTCTTCATCATTTAGATTTTCAAATATATCTTCTAATCTATCTTTTTCATCATGAAGAGATTTTCTTACTCTTGCCAGCTTTTCTTCATTATCTTGAGATTTCTCAATCTTTCTTCTGGCTTTTGTAGTTTCTACAAATTCAAATCCAAGACCAACAGTGTTCATAACTCTGGCATTAACAGCGGCATTTTGAATTGCGCTTTGATCAAAAAGACTAGCTAAATTCTCTTGATCGTATGGCGGATAAACAACATCAAATAATGAATATCCAACAATTTGCTCTGGATCTATATATTTAGTTCCAACACTATCTGGATTTCCAGTCATCTTCTTTTGAAGCGAATAATATTTACGCTTCATCTTGGGAGAAAGACTATTCAATTTAATATTGCTAAATGGATCAGATGATTCTAATTTAGAAATTATTTGATGATAAGTAAGTTCATCTATTTCAACGCCTTCAGAAATATCTTGATCATCTATATGAGTCAAAGTCATTTATTTCTCCTTAAATAAGTATCTAAAACATCTTCGTATGGATCTGGGGTATACCCAAGGCTAAGTCTCTCTTGCTGATCTTCTCTTTCGGAATCAGAAACTTTTCTAGCCCCCGGTATCCAAGCAGCATAGCCTTGATCATCACCAGTCCAATACTTAACAGCCTCAAGAACTTGAGCCTCTACTTTCTCATCATTTATAAATCCTTCTGCGCAAAGGACATTTTTATCAGCGTCCATAAGAGGAAGGCCATCTGGCATAATCCATAGACAGATGCCATATGCCCTTTCTGGTAGCCAGAGTTTCTTGTTCTTGATAATATCGTTGGTCATCTAAATAATCATACACGATTTTGCATTATAAACTTCTAATAAACACCAAAACCGTACCATTTTTGGTACGGTTTTGATGATTATCATATATTAATAGAACTATATATGTTTACTTTATGGGACAAGCGCCGCCTTCGCATTCAAGATTATCTAATGAAAGAGTATTTATATTATCAATAAAGTTTATATTAGATTTAATCTTATTCTTAATTCTTAAATACTCTGCTTCTGAAATCTTTTCATAGGGGGCCATTGCAAAGCCATGATCATTATGTAATAAGAATGAAACAGACTTTACATTATTTTTGTAATTCTTGCTCATCCATTCTTTTATTTCTGGCAGTTCTTCTTTTCTATAGTAAACAGTTACAGAAACATTGTTGTCTGCCCAGATTGTTTGGGCCTTTACAACCCATTCAAGCTGTTCAATAGCAGTTAATTCTTCTGCCAAAGTTGCATGATCTGGCGAAACACAAGGGAAAGAAACAACGCATATTGAATGATTTTCTTTTCCATCTATACCAATATCAAATTGAACATCATAACCCTTATTGCGACAATAGTTAACAAGAGGATCATTGCTACCCATTCTGATTCTTCTTATGTAATATTTTGCATATGCTGGGTGAATACCGGGAGTAACACCAGCAAGTAGGCTTAATGTACCACTTGGCTTTACAGTTGTAAGCTTAATAGATGGATTAATACCAAGGTGATTAGACCATTCAATATCAAATTCTCTCAAATGACCATATGAAGAATCAACCCAAGACAATTGCTCCTCAGTCGCTTGCAGCCAGCCAGTTATGCCCTGACCTAGCCTTCTATTTCTATAAATAACGTCTTGGCTTTTCTTATATGGATATGAAAGAGTTGTAATTGCTTTTTGTGTCTTATATAAAAGAATTGATATATCAATTAACTCTTCTTTTGAAGAAATATTTGGTAAGAAAATCTCAGCCAAGTTGCACGGTTCGCCATCTTCTAAACCAATTTCTCCACATGGATTTGTACCAATGACTTTACTGTCATTTACTTTTTCATTTAAACGACCAAATTTACGAATCAATGCTCTATTGATCAATCCATAAGGCTCTCCTGAACCGTCGTAG